ACAAGCCCAGACATCCTTGTTATTTCAAACCCATCATAATCAAGTACGAAGAACCCAAACGAACTACCAAGAAAAGGCAGAGAGAAATAAAAAGAGAAGCCAAAGCAGAACATCAACAAAGACTGATGGATTCTGCAAACAAAATGTCCAAAGCATTGAGTAAAAATGCAAACAAAATCAAAAGAAAAAGAAGCAAATAATGTGTCCAGCTTGTTATATTAATGCACTGTTACTATTCATATTTGGGTCAGCAGGTGCTACTATGGCATCCAATCCTATCATGATTGCACTGAGCATACTGTTCACCATTGCAGGTATTTGGTTTCTGTTCAAAGGATACAAGAAAAACAAAGGCAAGGGAGGCCTTGCCACCAACATAAGAAACACTGTGGTTTACATCCTGATATTTTTAGCAGGGTTTGTGACCGCATCTTATGTGACTCATGACTACTTCAAAAATCAACACACACAACATCAACACACGGAGCATTAAATGACACAAGTGAAACTTATATCATACACTCAAAGTGCGGACGGATTACATTTGGGCAACTGTCAAGAACTTGTGGCTTACTGTGCTCGAGTGTCCAACCCTTCCAATCAAATGAACACAGAAACATCTGACAGACTGATAAACTATTTGATCAGACACAAACATTGGTCACCTTTAGAAATGGTAAATGTGTGCATGGAAATACACACTACCAGAGACATTGCTCATCAAATAGTAAGACACAGATCATTTGCATTTCAAGAATTTTCACAGAGATATGCTGATCCTTCTGCCATGGGCGAAATGTTTGTCACACGAGAAGCCAGACTACAAGATGACAAAAACAGACAGGCATCACATGACATACCCATGAATGACAAGATACATGATCAATGGTTGAAAAGACAGATTGCAGTGATTGATCAAGCCAAAGATGTGTACAAATGGGCCATTGCCAATGGCATTGCCAAAGAACAAGCCAGAGTGGTTTTGCCAGAAGGCTTGACCAGAACCAAACTATACATGAATGGTTCACTGCGTTCATGGATACACTACATTGAACTGAGAGCAGACATAGGCACACAAAAAGAACACAGACAGATTGCTATTGCCTGTGCTGAAGTGATTGCTGACATATTTCCCATGACCAAAGACATTGTTGATTAGGTAAGTACAGTGAGCAACTATCGAGGGAAATATGGACAAACACAAATACGAAAAGATGATAGATTGGGCCAAGGCATTTGATTCTTGGAGAATCTTTCCCAGAATATTCATCACTGTATATATAATTTTACTATATCAAGTAACACACTGGTTTATGAACCTAGCCGATCCAAACAATGCACAGGCAGGTTTAGTGTCAGTGGTTGTTGGTGCTGGTGCGGCCTGGTTTGGTTTGTACACAGGATCATCAAAGAAATTTGACAGTAAAAGCGACAGTGGAAAAAAATAATACATTATTCATCAGAGTCGAGTGTGATGTTACCATCGACATACCATACGAAGGTGCATCATACAGACTTTGGGTAACAGGCAGAGACTTTGAAGATCAATTGATTGCAGAACGCACATGGCGTTATACTCAACACGAATACATCAGAGAAAACTTACAACTAAATTTGACTCCAGGAGATTATCGTGTTGTGGTACGACCTGTGAAACCTACCAAAGCCAAATTCAAACTCAGTAATCACAAGGCCAAATTGGGTGCCTGTACATTTATAAATAATACTGATATTCTAAGAGTAGGCACAACATGAAAATCAAAGAGATTATACCAGAAGCGGCATCACCAGGTGCCACATCAGCAGGCAACATTGCCGCAGTGGCCAATCCACACATTACCAATCCCTATGTGTACAAGAGTGCCAAGAAAAAACCAAAAAAAGTCAAACCCACAGATAATGCCTTAAATATGAAGAACACCAGTATATTTGGCGGACCATTAAAAAGAATCAAATAGATAAGTAAAATTATGCATTGCTCAGATTTATATCGTAAACCAGAACATTCCATGAAAGATGATCATGAAGTATCCATGGCCAAAGCTGATTTGTACAAAACAGCCAAGTATGCTCAAAAGATTTACATGATGATGAAAGACCTTCCAGAAGATGGTCAAATACCTGGTTGGGTACAATCCAAAATCACCAAGTCAGCAGACTACTTGGGCAGTGTTTATCACTACCTAGATCATAAATCAATCAAAGACAAAGTTTAAATTGTAGGACCTGGATCACCAATAATACAGTGAGCAGTTACTTCTATTTTGTAGCCATCATTCATCATTATGATATTATCTAATTTTTTGGCCACTTCTGCACACACCACAGGATGCCTATTCACTACATCTATAGAAAAATGTTTGATAGGTTCTATGTTTCCTGTATCATCGACTTTCTGTTCCATTGGATAGAAAGAGATTACGATTGCGAGAAGAGTCTCGTAAACAATATTCATTAAACACCTCTATTATTATTTAACCAAAGCAAACCACTAAACTTGACCTTGTACTACACGATCGTATAAATTGTATTACTAGGAGAAAATATCATATGGACAATATAGACTTTACACCAGACCAAAAAGCAAAACTGACACAACTGATCAATGATGGTTGTAATGTGTTGAGAGAAGTTGCGGACTTGCACGGTGGTATGAAAGATACTACCAAAGCAGTGGCAGAAGAACTTAACATCAAGGCATCCACATTGAACAAAGCAATCAGAATTGCATACAAATCTGACTTTCATAAAACGAGTGCAGAGTACTCACAGTTGGAAGGAATTTTGGCCACGGTTGGTAGAATATAAACTACCAACCCAGGAGTCGTAGGCCTAACCTACAAGTAGCAAGGTAATCGCCATAATGAAATATTACAAACAGCTCGTTGAGTATCATCGACACGGTTATGGATTTAGACATCCTAAACTGCCCATACAATATGTCCCTTGTATGAAGACAGCATCAACCTGGTTATCAGAAATATTTGAAATTGTACTGAAATGGTCCAGACACAATTATATCCTTGAAAAAACATTTGATTGGTACACTGTGATATGTGTTAGAGAACCATGGGATTGGTATAAAGCCATTATTAGTGAACATTTTGTAGAACATAAACTAAAATGGAGTAAACACTACAAACCATTTCTCAGTATGTTTGAACCTATCAATCATCGACTAGGCAATCATCAATCAGCATACTATCTAGGACTGACTAAAATTAAAAAACTTAGATTTAGTGATACACTGATGAGACAGGTGCAAGAATGGTGTCTTATGCAACATGATATACATGGTGATAAGTTTGTTTCAACCACACCAGATATAGCAGGAGAATGGATTGACATCATAAGAAACAGTATCAGAGATACTCCTAAAAGGAATGTAGCCAAAGATGGAGAATATAAAATAAAAATGCGAACAAAATTAGTCAAGCCTAAACATTTTGAAAAGTATTTTAAAGACGATTACAGACTATGGCAACCATAACAGCACTGTGGCCACATCAATCACACAAACTGGGATTCAGTTATAGACATCCAGAACAACAGATACAATTTGTGACCATACCCAAATGTGCATCAACTTGGCTCAAAGACATCATCAGATTGTTACGATGGAAGCCACACAACTTCGTGGACGAAAACACATACGATTGGACCACCCTGGCCATTGTGAGAGATCCATGGGATCGTTGGTGTTCTGGTATGGGAGAATGGTTACACAGAAGATTCAACACTCATCATGAGCACATACAATCATTTGTGAACCATATGATTAAGTATAACAAAAGACACACTGGTCATCTCAATGAACATGAATGGCATTGGATTGAAATATTGATAGCACAAGGTTCACCACATGATGAACACACAGAAATGCAATCTGCATATTTGGCCAACTGTACAAACATTCAAGCATTCAACTTTGGCAAAACTCTGTCTAAAGATGTTCATAGACATTTTAAAACACAATACAAGTTGTCCAATGACTTTCATGCCATACCACCCAGATTGGTACGAGCCAGACACCAGATCAAAGATGTGGTGTATAGGTATCTGCAAGATCGTAAAAAGGTATTATTGCCGCACATCAAACAGGTTTACAAAAGAGATTTTGACCTGTATAATACATTAATGGGAACTAACAAATGAGTTACATAGACGCAATGTTTGATCGTGCTGGTGATCGTATCCACATTGTGGAGCGAGACCAACAGAATCAAAGACAGTTCAAAACATATCCTGCACAGTATGTGTTCTATTATGATGATCCTAAAGGCAAGCATACCACTGTGTATGGCAGACCGTGTTCCAGATTCAAAACACAATCAGCCAAAGAGTTTCACAAAGAACTTAAAATACAGAACAACAAAAACATATATGAGTCTGATATCAATCCTATATTTAGATGTTTGGAACAAAACTATCTGGGCAAAGATGCTCCAGAACTTCATGTAGGCTTCTTTGATATTGAAGTGGACTTTGATCCAGAAAAAGGATTCTCCAAACCAGAAGATCCATTCAATCCAGTGACTGCTATCACCATATATCTACAATGGCTGGATCAATTGATCACACTGGCAGTGCCACCCAGAACCATGAACATGGACACAGCCAAAAAGTTCTGTGAACCATTTGACAATACATATTTGTTCAACAATGAATCTGATATGCTACAAACATTCTTGGACATCATTGAAGATGTAGATGTGTTGTCTGGTTGGAATTCAGAAGGTTATGATATTCCTTACATGGTGAACAGAGTCACAAAAGTACTGTCCAGAAATGACACTCGTAGGTTTTGTTTGTGGAATCAGTTTCCCAAAAGAAGAACATTTGAAAGACATGGTACTTCCAATGTGACATTTGATCTTGTGGGCAGAGTACACATGGATTATATGCAACTGTACAGAAAGTACACATATGAAGAGCGACATTCATATTCATTGGATGCCATTGCAGAATTTGAATTACAAGATTCCAAAACACCATATGAAGGCACACTGGATCAACTGTACAATCAAGACTTTCAAAAGTTTATTGAATACAACAGACAGGATACTGCCCTGTTGGGCAAACTGGACAAGAAACTAAAGTTTTTGGATTTGGCCAATGAACTGGCACACGCCAACACAGTGATGTTGCAGACCACTATGGGTGCAGTGGCAGTCACAGAACAAGCCATTATCAATGAAGCTCATGAGCGAGGCATGGTAGTGCCCAACAGAAAACAAAGATTGACAGATGAAGATACATCTGCCGCTGGTGCCTATGTGGCATATCCTAAGAAAGGATTGCATGACTGGATAGGTTCCATTGATATCAATTCACTGTATCCTTCAGCCATTCGTGCCCTGAACATGGGTAACGAAACCATTGTGGGTCAACTCAGACCCACTATGACTGATAACATAATCAAGACCAAGATGAGCAAAGGATCATCATTTGCCATGGCCTGGGAAGGACTATTTGCATCTGTGGAGTACACCAAGGTCATGGAACAAGACAAAGGCACTGAAATAACCATAGACTGGATAGATGGTTCACAGGACATCAAGTCGGCCGCTGAAATATATCAAATGATATTCAACTCTAATCAGAAATGGATGTTGTCAGCCAATGGCACAATATTTAGATATGACATTGAAGCAGTGGTTCCGGGCCTGTTGAAAAGATGGTATGCAGAAAGAAAACAACTGCAGGCCAAGATGCGAGAAGCCAAAGATGAAAAAGACAGAGCATTTTGGGACAAGCGACAACTGGTTAAAAAGATTAACTTGAACTCCTTGTATGGTGCTATCCTGAATCCAGGATGTAGATTTTTTGATAAAAGGATAGGACAATCCACTACACTCACAGGCAGAACAATCACCAAACATATGGATGCTTATGTGAATGAATGTATGACTGGCACATATGATCATATGGGCAAAGGTATTATATATGGTGACACAGACTCTGCATACTTCTCGGTATGGCCTGTGATTCGCAAAGAAGTACAAGAAGGTGCCATGAAGTGGGACAAGAATATGTGTACACAACTCTATGACAAGATATCACAACAGACATCAGACTCATTTCCGGCATTCATGAAGACAGCATTTCATTCACCATATGGTGATATCATACAGTGTGGTAGAGAAGTTGTGGCCACCAAAGGATTGTTCAT